CCTCAACAAGGCTTTCTTTGACGGTATGTCCCAACTGTGCGATCTTCATGGCCGAACAGGTGTTGGAGAATCTGGAGAATACCTTCCCTCGGAGACAGACCGACAGGTTGGATTGGGAGTGCTCGGACTCGCCAATTTCCTACGGCGGAACGAAGTAACCTACGCTGAATTCGGTGATGCTTTAGAGCAACTGAATATGAGCACTGTAGGTAAGAGTAATCCAAGAGCTTGGACTGCAGCACTACATCTACGTAATGCAATCAATGCAGCTGCTCAAGTAGCTAAATGGAATAAGATGGACAGAGCATTCTGCATAGCACCTACTGCTAGCTGCTCTTACAGATCAACAGATAAGGATGGCTATACAGCCACACCTGAAATCGCACCTCCTATTTCAAGGAAGGTGGATAGAGATAGCGGCACCTTTGGTGTCGAGAGTTATGACTACGGCGAAGTAGAAATAGCTAGTGAAGTTGGTTGGGATGCCTACAAGAAGGTAGCTGACCAACTGATGAAAATGTTAAATACCACGGGACTTCTTCATGGATACAGCTTCAACTCTTGGAGTGATGTTGTAGCCTACGACAATGCGTTCGTTGAGGAGTGGCTGGCTTCGCCCCAGACCTCCCTTTACTACAGTCTACAGGTGATGGGAGACACACAGGATAAGAGCGATGTCTACGCGGCATTAGATGAGTCCTCAGTTGAAGATTACTTGGCAGACATTTTAAACAACAAACAACCAGATTGCAACTGTCAAGAGTAATGAGAAAGCATCCGTATCAACAACTAATGGACCGAAAGCGGAAGTGGTCCCCCGTACAAACCACCGCAGGGAAACTAAAGGAAGGAAGTGAAGAGACCATCTACCGCGCTCTCGCAATCCGTCATATGGAGTTACCAGTTGGTGAATTCATCAAAGATGCTCTTACGGGTGAGGTACCACCACTTGCCCAGGAACTCCTTGAATCGAATGTTACCGATGAAGAGAACCATGACTTGGCTTTGGGTTACATCGCCAATGCTCTGGGGACTAATGAGAAGGCTGAAGCCGAAGCTCTTAGGCTCCGAGACGCTTGGGAAAGCCATCCAGATCACACAATCCTCAAGGCATTGGTGGCCGAACGTGCAATTTTCTTCGTTCTACTACCCTTCTTTAGGTTTTGTGGTGATGCTGGTTTACGCACCGTAAGTGCAGATATTTCAAGAGATGAACAGATACACGTGGCCGCTAACTCTCTTGTATGTAGAGATATGGGCTTATCTCCTAGTCCAAGTTTGGATAAGCTTAGGAAGGCCACCATTAATTGGATTATGGAGCCTCTAGGTATAAATACTACCGACAAATATTTAGACAAAAAATTCTGGCTGGATACAAGCGATCGATTAATGTATGAAGGTAAGGCTCCAGAGCTTTCCGACACACAGAGAGCCCGTATGCCTGCCTTCTTTGAACATAGCAATGTCAACCTCCCGCAATATGCTTGAGGCCATCTACGGCCCTCAATTTGATGCTTACCTCCTGACTGAACTTCAGGAGGTCTTCCCACCTAGTGACCCTATCCCGACAGATACGGTGTCACAAATAATGTACAACGCTGGCCAACAGTCAGTAATTCAATGGTTAATTAAACGAATGGAGGATGAGAAATGAGCTGGCCGGATAGAGTATACAGACCACAAGATCCTAACTCTGATGACATGGGGATGGTTGACTTCAACCCACCTCTAAGTGTCACTACTACATATGGTATAAGTGAAGGACTACCTAGTGATTGGCAAGAGTATGATGGTACGGTAGAGAGAGTAAATGCTTGGGAAGTATTAGATAATCCATTGTATGAAGCTGCTGCTGGTGCTATGGATATAGATTGGGATAAGTTCAAAGAGAAGTTCGCTAATGAAATAGGTGAACAAGATCTTTATGAAAGGCCGGAACCAGAATCAGAAATTGGTGGTATACCTACCATGGTAGGCATGGCACCAGGACCAGCAACAATAGCTGCTCATTTACCTGAATTTGCAGGTCAAGATAGTCCATTTCGCAGTGGAGATGAACCTTATGATTGGGGCATAACTCATGAAGGCATTGAAGGTGAGCTGAATGAGATGCAAAGTTGGCTACTTGAAACTATAAATGATGCTGAAGATAAGAAAGGCTACAGTGGTAGCGGACCTTCAGCTGCTGATTGGGGTTACGGGGAAGGCAACATTTGGACTATCTTAGGTTTAGATCAACCACCTCAAGGGCCACAACCATTAGCAGAAGATATGTTTAGTTATAAAGATTCCCCCAGTAACTATACTAAACTTGAAACGTATGGTACTAAAACAGGTGTTGAGAATCCTTGGATTGAAGCTGCAGTATGGTTAGGAGAGAACCCTAACTATGCAGAAGAGTATCCACATAGAGGAGAGAAGGGAGCAACACATGTGTTCTGGGATTACCAACGAGCATCAGGAGCATTAACTGTACCTCCCGCAAAAGGTGCAGGGCCTGCACATGATTGGTACATGGAAGACAGAGAAAGGAACATGCCAGGTAATGATCTAAACCCTGATGTACCAGGAACAGAAACTACTACAACGGAGGAATAGGAATGGCTTACACAAACTTTATGGTAAACTTTACGGGCGCAAGGTTGAATCCAGATCGCCCGTTTGCTTCAAAGAATTTCGGCATTTCCGGTTGGGATGCAGCTATCAAACATGGTTACAACCCACAACAAATTAAAACAGCACTACAACAACTAAGCCAGCATGGTTACGGCATCGGTTCAGGCCTCCAAACACAGAGGATGCAAGGTGTTAAAGGTATTGCTCACGGCATGTCACGGTTCCAAGGATCAGAAGGTAACTTAGGCTTGGGCTCTTACATGCAAGCTAAGATGGCTGGATATAGTCCAGATGAAATCAAGTCAGGTGCTGAATCACAAGGTATGTTCTTACCAACAAAGGCAGCTCAACAGTACAGCATGGATAAAAGAGCTATAGACGAACGTGATCAAATGTTGAACTACATGAAGAGTTTATCAGAGATGATGAACAGACCACAACCTAAAGTGGGACGTAGCGCACCTTATTCAGTAGGTACTGGTGGAGCATCAGGCTTATCATCTGGAGATACAAAGAGGAAGAAGGATAAGTATAAAGGTACACAGAAATGGAGACGTGAAGCCTTTAGTTCTGCAATAAATACAGCTACTGCAGCTGCCGGTGCTGCCGGTTCCTCAGGTGGTGGATCATTAAACATGGCTAAATAAATATAATGACAGCTAAAACAAGATATGATGTACTATCCAGTACTCGAAGTCCATACTTAAGCACAGCAGATGAAGCTGCTAAACTAACCATACCTTATCTAATTAGTCAGACTGAAGCTTCTACTGGTAAGCGTGTAACGAAAACACCTTGGCAATCAGTCGGCGCTAAAGGTGTAGTCACCTTAAGTGCGAAGCTAATGATGAGCCTTCTACCCCCACAGACTAGCTTCTTTAAACTACAAGTAAATGATACACAGTTAGGAGACTATGGACCAGAGGTTAAGTCTGAACTAGACTTAGCCTTTGCTAAGGTTGAACGCACAATACTTGAATCCATCGCTGCTTCAGATGATAGGGTTACTGTACATCAAGCAATGAAACACTTGGTTGTATCAGGTAATGCACTTATCTTCATGGGTAAGGAGGGACTTAAGTTATTCCCACTTAATCGTTACGTTGTAGATAGAGATGGTAACGGTAATGTAATAGAGATTGTTACTAAGGAAAGTATCAACAAGAAAACTATAGAGGAACTAATACCTAGCATCAAGACAGATGATATAGATGGTACTAATGATGATGACAGTAAGGACTGTGATGTTTACACCCATGCTAAAGTTAATGGAAACAGAATTGTTTGGCATCAAGAAGTTTACGACAAGATCATTCCTAAATCGCAGGGTAAAGCTCCGCTTAGTATTACACCTTGGCTTCCCCTGAGATTTAATGTAGTAGATGGAGAGGATTATGGTAGAGGTAGAGTGGAAGAGTTTATGGGTGATCTTAAGTCACTCGAAGCACTCTCTCAGGCCCTCGTAGAAGGCTCTGCAGCAGCTGCTAAAGTAGTCTTTACTGTATCACCATCATCAAGTACTAAACCAGCCACTCTAGCCCAAGCAGGTAACGGTGCAATCATTCAGGGAAGACCTGATGACATCGGTGTGGTTCAAGTAGGTAAGGGTGCTGACTTCCAGACTGCTTATCAACAACTAGGTACAATAGAGAAGAGACTCAGTGAAGCCTTCCTCATCCTAAGTGTAAGACAGTCAGAACGTACAACCGCAGAGGAAGTACGGATGACACAGATGGAACTAGAGCAACAACTTGGTGGACTATTCAGTCTACTTACTGTTGAGTTCTTAGTACCTTACCTTGATCGTAAGCTCTCTGTTATGCAGAAAGAAGGATCTATCCCACGTATCCCTAAAGATGTAGTGAAGCCTACTATCGTAGCAGGTATCAATGCACTTGGTCGTGGTCAAGATAGAGAGAGTCTTACTATGTTCATGCAGACTATTGCACAAACAGTAGGACCAGAAGCTATGATGCAATTCATCAATCCAGATGAGGTTATCAAACGTCTAGCTGCTGCTTCAGGTATCGATGTACTCAACCTAGTGAAGAGTATGCAAGAGATCCAAGGACAGCAACAGCAACAGATGGAACAGCAGATGGCTATGCAACAAGAACAGAATGCACCTGCAATGGCAGCAGTTGAACAGAAGCAAGCACAAGCTGAGATGCAGATGGCTATGCAAGCACAACAACAACAATCACCCTAATAAATTATGGCAGAAACATTAACAATTGACACCACTCCAGACACTGAAGTAGTCGGTGAGCTTTCAGCAGAAGAGCAGGACTCCTTAGAGGTTGGCGAGAAGCTAGCTGCTGAGGAGGCATCCCTACTTGCTGGTAAGTTTAAGGATGCAGAGGAGTTAGAGAAAGCTTACATTGAATTACAAGGTAAGTTAGGAAAGGATGAAGGAGAGACTCCAGAGGTAGAAGCTACTGATGAACCAGAGACAGAGGACGAAAGTCCAGCAGCTTCAGATATACTAGACCGTTTATGGGATCAAGCTAAAGCTGAAAGCTTTCAAGAGGATACCATAAAGGAACTAGAGAAGATGAATCCTGGTGATCTAGCTCAGATGCACCTTGAGTTCAGAGCTAATAACATGACAGACTCTATCACTGACCAGCAGGTAGAACAGTTGAAAGACCTTGCTGGTGGTGATAAGGGTTATGAAACTATGATGAACTGGGCACAAGGTTCATTAAATAAAAATGAGATAGATATGTATGATGCAGTGATGGAGAAAGGTGACCCCTTAGCTTGCTTCTTTGCTGTACAATCTATGAAATACCGTTATGATGATGAGTCAGGTACAGAGGGTAGGATGTTAACAGGTAAAGCTGCATCCGACAAAGGTAATCAATTCAAGAGCCAAGCCCAAGTCATTGCAGCTATGAATGATCCAAGATATGAAACAGATCCTGCCTTCCGTAAGGAAGTAGCAGATAAACTCGAACGTTCTGACGTACAATTCTAATAATGATTGGCCGTATATTACACCTAGGTATGTTTACATGCTTAGGTATTCATTTATCTTTACTCGCTTATTAATCATGCCAAAAGGAAAAGGAACTTACGGAACAAAGAAGGGGAGACCCCCTAAGAAGTGAAAAGATTCACAGAGCCCTGGATAATTGTAATCATGCTGCTACTCGTGGCTGCATTTATCGAGGGCGTTCACGTCACTAAACATGACTACTACGATAACATCCGTTCATCAAAGCTATGCTCTGACGCATGACGTGTAAGCAGGGAACGGGGCTTACATCATAGGAGAAAACTATGACTGTCACTTATTGCTATCGTGGCATCAAGTACACGAAAACAAAGTAGCGAACAACAATACAACAAACTAAAAATGAAATCTATTATTGCACTTGCCACACTGTCCGCCTTCTCTGCGACACCTGCAATGGCTGGCCCATATGTCAACACTGAAATCAACAGTGGTTGGACGGGATCAGACTACGGTGGATCCGTTACAGACCTCCATATTGGTTATGAAGGAAATGTAGACCGTCTCGGATACTATCTTCAAGCAGGCCCAGCAATCGTCAGTCCTGATGGGGGTGATGCCAACACTGAATTCTCCGGCAAAGCCGGTGGATCGTTTCAAGCCACTGAAGCTGTGTCCGTTTATGGAGAAATCTCTTTTCTTACAACTGACGCTGACGAAAACAACTACGGAACCAAAGCTGGTCTTAAGTGGGCCTTCTAGATGGACCTTCTGTACGTACTCTTCCTAGTACTCTTACTAGGATTCGGTATGGAAATGACTTGGTCTACTAAACGAAAGTAAAAGGAGGAGAGGCACCTCAGAGTCGGACCTCTCCTTCATTGGCATTAGCCCTTACGAGGATACCTTTTGCCGTCTAGACGGTGGGAAAGACCACAAACAAATTGATCAAACAATTTCACGTGAGAAAATAAACAATACATTATTTAATTAACAATGGCTAACGCTTTAACTACCGCCATCGGTAGGATTAATAGTACTGGCAATACTCCGCTAGCGCTGGGTACTGCATATGATACTAAGTATGGAACCTATCTCAAGCTCTTCTCAGGAGAGCTGTTCAAAGGATTCCAGACCAACACAATTGCTCGTGATCTAGTCACGAAGCGTACCTTGAAGAACGGCAAGTCATTGCAGTTCATCTACACTGGCCGCATGGATGCAGCTTATCATGAACCTGGGACTCCAATCTTGGGAACAGAGAATGCACTGCCCGTGGCCGAGAAGACAATCGTGATGGATGATCTCCTCATTTCCAGCGCGTTTGTATACGAACTCGATGAGACTCTTGCTCACTATGAACTCCGTGGAGAGATTGCCAAGAAGATTGGCTTCGCTCTTGCAGAGAAGTATGACCGCTTGATCTTCCGTTCTATCACACGTGGTGCTCGTGCTGCTCACCCTGTATCAGCTACTAATAAAGTTGAACCAGGTGGAACACAGATCCGTGTCGGTACTAACGCCGCAGGATCTGATGCTTATGTAGCAACTTCCTTGATTGATGCATTCTATGATGCAGCTGCAGCCCTCGATGAGAAGGGTGTAAGTTCACAAGGGAGACAGGCCGTACTAAACCCACGGCAGTACTATGAACTAGTGCAACTTGTTGGAGAGAATGGTCTTGTGAACCGTGACGTACAAGGTTCCTCACTTCAAAGTGGAACTGGAGTTGTCTCGATTGCAGGCATCAACATCCACAAGTCGATGAACATCCCATTCTTCGGCAACTACGGTACCATCTATGGTACAGGTTCAGCCACCAACCCAGGTGTAGTTGATCCAGGTAACGTTGGTTCACACGTAGGTAATAACTCCGAGCTAGAAGATGGCGGCGGTGTTAACGGTATGAACAACAACTATGGTGAACAGAATGCCTTCGATAATTCCTGTGGACTTATCTTCCAGAAAGAAGCTGCAGGTGTTGTAGAGGCAATCGGACCTCAAGTACAAGTTACCAATGGTGACGTTTCTATCATGTATCAAGGTGATATCATCCTTGGCCGTTTGGCTATGGGAGCAGATTATCTAAACCCTGCTGCATGTGTTGAACTGTTCGCTGGAACAGCAACTAAGCCAACCGCTTGGTAAGCTTATTATTATACACGGGAGCTTCGGCTCCCTTTTTTTTACATTTTAAATTATGACTTCTTCCTATCCAACCACTAACGCTACAGAAGAACTACCTGCAGTGAATCAAATCCTGGCGTCAGTTGGGCAGGCACCTGTCACTACCCTCGATCAAACCAACCCGGACGTTGCGATTGCTTACGGTACTTTACTAACAGTATCGCGAGAAGTACAGAGTGAAGGCTGGAGCTTCAACACAGAATATGCTTACGATAAAGAAACAACAGACGCAAATAAAGAATTCAATATTCCAAACAATATGCTACAAGTAGATCTAACTAATGATCAGAATAGCTTCGATAAAAGTGTAGTCAGACGTAGTGGTAAGTTGTATGATAGATACAACCATACCTATGAGATAACCAGTGAAGCTAACGGAAAACTAACATTAGATATTGTTTGGTTATTTGATTGGGTTGACCTACCTACACCTGTACAAGATTACATAGTAGCTAGAGCAGCTACCATTGTGTCTAGTAGAATTGTAGGAGATCAAGGTCAATACCAAATGTTACAACAGAAGGAAGCTTATGGTAGAGCCATGGCTTTAGAGTATGAAACTAATCAAGGTGACTATACCTTCTTCGGACATCCTCAAGGACGGAACTACTATAAGAGTTATCAACCTTATCACGCACTTTATAGATAATGGCAGCAGTCACTCAAATGATACCTAGCTACTTAGGTGGTGTATCAAAACAAACAGACAAAAAGAAAATACCTGGTCAAGTAAGAGAATGTCTCAATGCCTACCCTGATCCTACATTTGGATTAAGGAAGAGACCAGGACTTAAGTTCATCAAAACAATACATGAATCATCTGATACATCTTCACCAGACTTTGCTAATGCTAAGTGGTTCTTTATCAAACGAGATAATGAAGAGAAGTATATTGGATGTATTCTAGATAAAGATGTAGAAGCAACTAACCCTATCAAGATATGGAACTCTGATGGTACAGCTTGTACAGTAACCTATCCTGATGGTGTTAACTATCTTGACACCACACGAGATAACTACGATATACTGACAGTACAAGATAACTCTGTTATCACCAATAAGACAAAGGCTATAGGTCTACAAGCTGCACCATCCTATACACTTAATACTTCAGGTACAGTAAGATTATTCCAAGTTAAGTATAGTTGTAAATATCAGGTTGCAATAAAGATAGGTGGTACTACATATGATGCTTCCTATACATCCATCACTGAGGAAGCTACGCCACCAGCAGGCCCAGGTGGAGAGTTAGTAAATAATGCTGAAAAAATTCTATCTGAATTAAAGACTGCAATTGAAGCATTGTCACTTCCAGGTACAATGACAGTCACTCAGTTAGAGGCTACATTAGAATTATCTTATGTAGATAGTTCTAGTAATCCAGCAGCGTTTGAATTATCCACAAGTGATAATCAAGGTAACGCTACTATTAGAGGATTTACTCAACAAGTTAATGTAGTAGCTGACTTACCGGCAGATAGCTTACATAATAGAATAGTGAAGATTGTCAACTCCAATGCTGGTACAGCAGAAGATACTTATTGGAGTACATTTGTAGCAGAGAATGGTACATCAGGTGCTGGGTACTGGAAGGAGACTATAGATCCAACTGTCTCACCAGGTATGGATAGCAGTACACTACCACATCAACTACGTAACACAGCATTGAATACATTTGTATTTGATAAAGCTGCTTGGGTTGATAGGAAGGTAGGTGATACAACCACTAACTCAGACCCTAGTTTTGTAGGATATACAATACAACAGACATTCTTCCACAACAACAGACTTGGAATACTGTCTGAAGATAATGTAGTGATGAGCAAATCAGGTCAATTCTATGACTTTTATCATGCTTCAGCATTAACTCAAACAGCTTCAGACCCAATTGATATCAACTGTTCAAGTATTAGACCAGCTGTATTACATGCTATAATACCAACTGCACAAGGTTTAATCCTGTTCAGTAAGAATCAACAGTTTATAATGTTCTCTGATGCAGAGATACTGACACCAACATCTTCAGTCATACGTGGAATCTCTAACTATGAGATGGATTCTAATATTGATCCTGTTGATGTAGGTACTCATATTAACTTTGTCAGTAAGACCCCTAGTTACTCACGTGTATTCGGTATGCAGACTAGAGGTTCTGAAGAGAGTCCTGTTGTTAATGACATCAGTAAAGTTGTGTCAGAATGGATACCAGATACAGTAACTAATCTACTCACGAGTCCACAGAATTTCCTAATTGCTTTGTATGGTTCACTTGACAATACAATGTACTTACATAAGACTTATGTTGTAGGAGATAAGATTCAGATGCAGGCATGGTTTAAATGGGACTTCCCAGGTAATATACAACATGCTGCTGTTGATTCTGATAGTATGTGGACAGTAGTAGAATATAAAGGTAAGTATATACTAGCTAGTGCTAGTCTAACACAGACACCTGAAGAGAAGATTATTATTACTAGTGATGGTAAGCAAGTTAATCCACATATGGATTTATATGGAGCTGTTAGTTCCATGACTTATGACGCAACTAATAATCTAACTAAATGTTATCTACCTACAGGGTATAAAGATAATGAAACTCTAACACCAGTACTAGTTATCGCTGGTAACGGTACTACTAACTTTGCAGGTGTAACAGAGTCTGGCTTTACAATTACACCAGGCAGACCTACAGGTCAAGATCATACAACAGCTAGTCCATACTTTGAAGTACCTAATAAAGATATATCAGGGCTAACTGCTGCTGATGTAATTATTGGGTATAAATATAATTATGATGTAGAACTCCCTAAGACATACTTTAAACTTAATCCTGAAGGAACTGTAAAAGATTACACAGCAGCATTAACTATTGCACGCATGAAGTTTGCTGTTGGTCTTTCTAGTGTTGTCAGTTTTAAAGTTAAGAGTAAAGGTTATAGAGGAGAACTAAAAGAGTTTACAGGAGATGGCTCCACTACAGCATTCAGTGTTCCATTTCCACTTAAAGAAGAGGACGGTATTGTAGTTAAACTAAATGGTGCGAAGCAAGCTTCGACAGCTTATAGTGTTACTACTACAGATGCACAAGCTACAGTTACATTTAACACTGCTCCAGCAGCAGCTTCTACAGCAGCTAATGTTACGACACCTGCTCAGAAGATTGAGATTACAACAGATACTTGGTTTGATGTACAACCAGTACAAGATGCAGACCAGTACTTAGCAGATGATGTACCTCTAACTGAAGAGGCAGTATTCACAGTACCTCTACATCAAAAAACAGATAACTTTGACGTAAGAGTTTTCAGTAACTCTCCATTCCCAGTATCATTATCTTCAATGATGTGGGAAGGTAACTATTCACCACGATTCTACAGAAGAACCTAATGTCCACACCAGAGCAACGAAAGGAAGACCGAACTAAAGCTAAGTTTCTAATTAACACAGCTTGTTCTAAAAATCAAGCAGCAAAAGATTACTTATGGGATATATGTGAAGTATGGCGTCGTTTAGATGACATCTACGATGGAGACCATGAAGTAACACGAGAACAATTAATGGATGTATTTGAAATCTTATGGATTAGACTACCTACTAACCCATTCTTTGTAAGGCATCAGGACATTCTAACATCTCAACATATAAGTATGTGGAATGCTTGGATAGCTTCTAATCTATGGGCGGGTGGAGATGAAACAGAGAGGATATATTCACATGTATGGCGTTATACTATACATGAATTGGTTCCACTAGTTGCTCTATTAACACAAGGTCATACACAAATGGCAGTAGTATCAGGTCAAGTAAGACAAATGTACAAAACTAAATTAGGAGAAGAATAGTATGGGTTGGTTCGGAGGCGGCGGTAAAAGCCCTGAAGAGAAAGCAAAAGAGGAACAAGAAGAGGCATTAGAGGATCGACACGAATATAATATGGATAATTATGACTACAATAATCTAACTGTAGATCGTAATTATGAGCAGCAGATGCTTTCCAATGAGCTGCAGCGTAGACACATTGCAAATGTTGCTGATTATCAAGATAAGAAAGCAGCAGATTCATGGGATTATGCCATGGAGATACGGGAGGTTAAATATAACGCCCAAGTAGCTGCCTATAATAAATCCGAACAACTCTACGGAGCACAGATCGGGTTAAACCAAAGAGCAGCAGGTCTAGCATATGACAATGCAATCAATGTAAATAAAGAACGTCAAGAACAGTTAGCATTTGCTGCAGCTAAATCTAACATAGCATATCAGAAAACACATAAAGATTTACGCTATCAACGACATCGTAATCGTTTAGGTATAGAGCGAGCTAGAGACTTTACTTCCCTACAGAAGGAAGAGGCAACATTAAAGAATCAAGCTAATAGAGCTAAGGCTGCTTTCGACAGTCAGGATATGTATGTAAAGAGCTTACAAGCTAAAGGTAAGGTATCAGCTAGAGGAGTTGCTGGACGATCAGCGGCTAAAACATATCAATCAGTTGTAGCAGAAGCTGGAAGATCAGCTGCAGCTTTAGCAGATAGTGTTACTAGAGCTGACTCTGCTTATAACCTGTCTATGTATGGTATGGATTTAGATCTACAATACAAACAGGCTGACTTTATAGTATCAGAGAATAAATTTCACAGTGATATAGATCATGCAAACCAAAGTTATGATCTACAGAAGCAAGAAGAGGCAGCATCAAAACTAAGCATCATGCGTGCTTATGATCACGCAATAAGTAAAGTAGGATATGATCAATTCGCTGCAAACGTAGCAGCAGATGCTAAGAGGATGTCGAAACCTTCTCTTATGCCAGCACCCCCTAAACCAGATGCAGTACCTAGAGCAAGAATCCTTGATCCAATGGTTCCAATCTACGGACCAGAACCAATCGAAGGTGTCTCTTACTCAGGTGGAGCTAGCGGTGGTGGCGGTAACGCAGTTACTGGTGCTATCGGTGGAGCTATGCAAGGAGCTGCTTTAGGAACAGCTATCGCGCCTGGAATTGGAACAGCTATCGGTGCAGTTGTTGGTGGAATAGGCGGTGCTATGGGCCTCACGTAAACTTTAACTTCTACGGAAGAATAAATGGCAAATTTTTATGCAAGAGATAGGGGGTATAGTGATTATCACTTAGAACTCCCTATCGAAAAGATGGCTCAAAAGGAGCTAAAGAAGGGTGCAGACAAGATAGAACAGATGAAAGCTAATCAAGCTTTAATCAAAACCCAAAAAGCTGATTACATCAGTGCTTTAAATACTAAGTACAAACATGAGCGAGCAAACCATAAAGAGAATTGGAAGCTTGCACAAGCTAATTATGATCTAATCTTTGAACAGGAACAACAAAATGCTCAAAGAGAATTCGAGAACCTACAAGTAAGCAGGGGAAACCCTAGCCCTCAACAAATACAAAATAAAGGTTTAGGTTCTCTGATGGAGATGGCACCTGCCTTAATGGAAATGGTGGGTAGCTATGTTGAACAAGAGAAGGCTTTTAGAAATAAAGCTACAACCAACCTGATAATTGAGAAGAATATATCAGGGGCAACAGCTGCTAAATGGGCAGAGAATAGAGAACTAATAGCTTCTAACTCATTTGAAGCTAAGATATATGCTCAAGAACAGGCTAGGATGCTCGGTGTAGAAGTAACTGCAGAAGAGATGCTGTCTATCATTGAGCTGTATGGTGAAAGGGATATGGCAGCTATGACTGCCTTTGCTCATACCTCAGCACCACTCTATCAAGGATTCTTAGCTGATCCTGATAATCAATCCATGGAGATTGTATTTGATGGTGGTGTAACAAAGACTTGGGGAGATATACGTAAAAGTAGAGATCCTGCTGAATTCGCTGCAGCTCAGGCTCAGATGCGTGGCCACTTCATGGAGAAACATCAGATCAGTATTACTGATCAGGTGCCTGGAATACTTGGACCCATCGGTGAGAACATAAGGAGAGTAGAAGCTCAAGAATCAGGTAGATTCCATAACCAATTAGAGCAGTACCGTCAAGATTATCTAGAAACTCACGACCTTACTAGGTTTAATAATGCAAGAGTTGAAGGACCTGCCGCTATGGCATCCTTCCAACAACTGTGGGCTTATGAGAACCAAACATATGATGGTAAGCCAAATCACAATGGTGCATTCAATATGATGACTTCAAACCTAAGAGAAGGTTTAAGGTTAGGCACCGTTAATTCAATTGATATAGAGAATTTCAGGCAAGCGAATAGTGAACACATGTCTCCCTGGAAGGAGGATGAAATTAATGCATTAGCAGATCTAGCTCAAGTAAAAGAGTTTCAAAAACAAAACCTAGAACAGAGAGTAGAGGAGGCAAGACAGAGTAGAGGTGGGGAAGCAGCTGAAGATTTCTTCTGGTCCCCAGATGGTATGAATGGCTCATTGAAAATACCTTTAGAACAATGGCGTGCACAGATGGCAGATGCAGGTCTTTCTAGAGATACCATTGCTAAAGTCATATCAAACACACAATCCTCTGGTGGCCTTAAAGCACAGATGCCAAGTGAGAGATATAAAGAAACCTTTGATGCTGGTGAAGCAGATGCTATACTATCTATACGTGCCCAAGTAGCTAAGAATAATGAAATTGTACTAGGGGATAGTGAAAGTATAAAGAATATTCCAGGCTATAATATGTTAGAAAATAGAGTAAAGACATATTATAATCAAGAGTTCAGTAGGCTATTAAGGGAACGTGGTGACGGTAATATTTCTAGCATCATGCAAGATGCAAAGAATAATACTGTAGCATGGTTAGAAGAGAATCCAGATTATGTCTCGTTGAACCCACCTAAGAGGATAGATCCTGTTACAGGTGAAGAGATAGCATTATCTAACAAAGAGAGAAGTTTCACACGATTCCAAACACAAAGCAGAGAGAAGCCATGGTTATCAATGGCTATAGATTCATTAAATGATACACCAGGAGTTAATCCTGCAGCTAGAATTGAAGGAATAGCTGATGGAACCTATGATGCTGTTATAGCACGTGAACATATCACGAGCTTCTATCAAGGTGGAAGTTGGAATGTACTAGCATTTGAGAACAGTTCTATAGGAAGAGAATTAGCTAGAAGAACAGGTTTACCAGCTAGTTATATTCTAGATATACATGCTCAAAAATACGGTTTAAATCGTCCACACAAAGATGATGTATTAACTAGAGAAGAGAAGAACAAACTACCCACAGGAATTCAACAAGTGTTAGATCATCAAAGCAGTGTATCTGCAGAAGTAGCTAGAGCTGGTATGCAACCAGAGTATAGACAACTGTCTCCATATAGGCAGGTGAACAACCCGACAAGTGCATCAACAATAGTTGGTGGTTTTGATCTTAGTTCATCAGACACACCAGTAAATGGGCAAGCATTAGCTTTCGCAATTTTAGGTGGAGAAGGAGGTTGGGATTCGATTAACCCAGGAATTGTGGATCGTAGAATAAGTAAAAGTACAGCAGCTGAAGCTTGGAAAATCGCAATGTCATATACATCTGGCTCCAGCGCAATGGGCGCTTTCCAACATATGCCATCCATTAACAATAAAAATGTATTGAAACAGAGATGGGAAGCTGCTGGATTAGATTGGGAGAATGATCTATTCAGCCCAGAGAATCAAGTAAAAATGAATTGGCACTTCATCAAATCAATTTACCCAGGTGTCGAACAGGATTTAGCAGCAGGTAATTTGAGGAGAGTAATGTCTAAACTAAGAGGAACTTGGCCTTCCATACCCGGAGGTAGTCAAGTAAATGCACATTCAGCAAGCTTTGAGGATAGATACTATAAATATTTGAAAGGTTATCGATTGAATGATTATGGAACTGGTATGCCATCTAACTACCGAGGTGGGTATAGAGGAGCATTAGAAGTATGACATATTCACAAACAGATAGACTAATCGAAGAGGCAAACAGGGATCAAGAGTATCACGATCAAGTAGCTGAAAACTACAGACAGGAGCAGGCAGCCGCAGAAGCTGCCTCTCAGCTCATACCTTCAGCTGCTGGTAAAGCTGGCCCTGACTTCATACCAGGCGCTTCAGAACAAGCACAAGGTCAACTTGATGCATATGAAGAAGATAATAAGAGTTGGGTTCAACAGTCTTTAGATAGTCAAGAGAATGCTTTAGATACAAAAATCTCTGTAGTACAAGGTCTAGGTGATACAGCTGTCGGCCTATTAGGTATGGCAGAGAACGTAGCACTACGTGGACAACCTGGAGTTGTAGAACAATACGTTAAACCATTCTGGCATAAACATAACCCACAATCTGACAATGGAGCACACCATGCTGTACGTCAGATATCAGGCGTTGTCTTACCTTCACTACTAGCACCAGCAGCTATTGTACCTAGATTAGCTGCTGCACCATGGGCTGCTGCTCTACCAGGAGCTGTTAAGACTACAGGTGCAATTGCAGCACGGTTAGGTATTGATACAACTATTGTCGCAGCGTCATCATCTGCTGAAGATGAGAACGCAGCTAAGGCATTAAATGATGCATTTGGTTGGGACTTACCTTGGGCTACAAGAGAAGGTGCTGGACCTGACGAGAGACGTAAATACCAGCTATATGAGAACATGGGATTTGCCGCAGCAGGTGAACTCATAACAGGTATTTTTGCTTTAAGATCTTATTACCAAGGAGTACCTAAGAAGAATCCATTTGAAGCCTCATGGGTACATGAATATGATGTACAAAGATGGAAAACAGCTAAAGAACCAGTAGCACCTGGTACAAAAGTTGAATGGGATCCTGGTCTAGTAGTAACACCTAAGACAGATGAAGCGGCTGCAGCATTAACAAGGAATGCTGATGAAATTGCGATGCAGGCGAGAAGCCCTGCTATCAGACAGATTGATGATCAGATTGATGAATTAGGTTTACTTGATGAATTAGGTGAAGCTGATGAAATGAGGTTAGCTGAATTAATTGAACTACGTAAACGTACAGAAATTGATGAACTACCACTTGATCCGGTAACTAAACACATTGATGAAGCTGCTCAAGTACGTAATAATTCACTAGCTGATGAAGCTGCTGAACGTGCGCAAACTAATCAAGGTGAATATGATCCAATCCTACATGAACCTGCAGAAGCACAAGCACGTGGAGTCGCTAACAGTGGTGTTGCAGATCCTCTAGGAGCGGTCTATGATCATCATAGGATACAACATAACCTGAACACTACTAACGGACGTGCTAGAGCTGTTATGTCTACTAAGGGTATGCGTAAGTTCTTCAATGCTGCAGATGGTACAGAAAGAGGAGAGATCCTAGATGAAATTGTTGCTGCTGTAACTCCTGGTAAGGACATGGAAGCAATGATTGAAGGTACTTGGAAAGTAGTACCTGAAGAATTCCAAGCTGCTGTAGATCAAGTAGCTAGAGATATACATAATGTAGAACCTAAGCAATTTGCTGCTGCTGTTAATGACTTAAAGAGGAAGGTGTTGAAAGGAGCTGAATTCCTAGATACTGATGACTTCCTTGTATATGAAGCAGCTGTAAAGCAAGTACTAAGAGATCTAGATCCAGATCACATCAGAGCCTCTGCACTAGCAGTACAACAAGCTGCGGATGCAATAGCTAGTAACGCTAAGGCAGCAGTTATATTAGATGATGTAGTAGAGACATCAAGACAACAAGGCATGTTATTCGAGAATCTCGGACTTGTAGCTAAAGAAACACGTGCAGTACGGTACCTATGGGGCTATACTGGTAACCTGTTAGACATGGCTAAGAGTAAGAAATTCAACGTACAACAACTTAGAGAGTTCCAAGAGGGATTCGCTAAGAATCTAGCTGATGCTAAAAACTCTGCTACTAATTTCGTAGAAGAAATGGAACGTGTTGCTCTATTTGAACCTGAATACTTAGATGCATTCATTAAAGCATATGACCTAACAGAAGGTAATGTAGATGATCTACTTAAGCTGCATAGATGGGCAGAACAGAATGTAAGTATTTCTAAACTGATTTGGGATAATGACCCAGCAGTTAAGAGTCTATTAGTACAAGGTATACATGGTGTTCGATACAACAGTATGTTGAATGGTCTAGCACCTTTAAGAGCTTTTGCTGGTAACACTATGCTTACAGTAGGTAAGCCTGTTTCAGTATTAGCTGGTTCTGCATTCAAATCAATGACAGGTGATGCATCTGCTGGAGCTATAATCAAGAGAGCTTTATATACATATGGTGGTGTCGTTGAAAACTTCCAACGTGCATTTAAACATATGCATAGAGAGTGGAGTTTTGCTGTAGCTAATCCAGAACAAGCTATGATGCGTGGTCGTCATGATGTCAAGTTTGCTCCTAGTGATAACTTTGAAGTACTAGAGAGTATGGCAGAAGGATGGCGTGCTGAAGGTAAGCATGGTCAGCTAGCACTGCTTAACATGGCAAGAGCTACATCATGGTATAATAACCTGAGTATTAACCGTTGGGGTATTAATGCACTACACTCCATTGATGGGTTTACGAACTCCATGATGGCTAGTGGTATGGCACGAGCTAAAGCTTATGACCAATTACTTGATAGTACTAACGGTGTAATCAGGCAAGGTGACTTCGATAAACTACAGAAGCAACTGTATGATAATTCATTCGATAGAACTGGACTACTAACTGATGAGGCAGCTAAACATGCTTCACAAGAGATTGCTCTTAACTTAGATAGTAAGACAGTTAAAGATTTAGATAGATTAATTGCTAGGGTACCTATCCTAAAACCTTTATTCATGTTCCCTAGAACTGGTGTAAATGGCTTTAAGATGGCCTGGTCATACAACCCATTAAGTGCTTTACCTGAAGCAATGGGTAAAGGTAATAAAGCATTCAGTGCTAAAACACCACAAGAAGTGATGGAAGTACTACGTACACATGGTATCACTGATGTAAGTGATCCTATAGCAGCACTTAAATCACTCCAAGCAGAGTATCGTGGTCGTCAGATTATGGGATCTGCAGTTGTAATGGGTGCAGGACTGATGGCAGTCAATGGAGATCTAACTGGTAGTGGTCCAGTAGAAGCTTCAGAGAAACGTAAGATGATGGCTATGGGTTGGAAGCCTAATAGCATAAGATTAAACGGTGTATGGTATAGCTATAAAGGTTTAGAACCTTATCAGCAAATACTTTCACTGACAGCAGACGTTGTATGGAATGGGCAACGTGCTGATTCACATTGGATGGAAGATGGATTATGGAAAATTGCTAATTCAATTTCAATGAACGTAACCAATCAAACCTTCCTTAGCGGTTTAGCACCACTTGCAGGACTCATCGGTCGTGATGAACGTGTAATCAACAAGTTTATTGCAGGATGGACAGACCCATTAGTACCATTCTATTGGTCAGGCTCACGTAGTATCTTAAATAATATCATCAGCCCACAACTGAAAGATGTTGAAAATGATGTAATGTCATTCCATAAGAACTATAGTAAGTTCCTATTTGCTGATAGTGACCAATTAATGGATCAACTTGATGTATATACAGGACGACCAATCAACTACCATGAGCCTATGACTGCAGCTCTAAATGGTTTACTACCATTCTTTAAGAGCAATGGTGGAACTGAACCATGGAGACAGTGGTTACTGAATACAGGGTGGAATAATTTAAATACATTACGTGTCAACAGACTGACAGGACATAAACTAACAGCTAGAGAACGTCACTTTGTTAACAATTGGGTAGCAAAGCATGGCGGACTACGGTTACAAGTACAGAAACTGATGGCTGACGATAAACGTGGTAACTATACTAAGAATTATGTAACTGCAAGAGGTCAGAAGAAACAGAAAGAGTTTCCAATCAGTGACTCTTATCTCCATAAAGAGTTAGATCGTATACATACGGCTGCATTTAACGCAGCTTGGAGTGCTTTACAACTAGAGAATCAGTCTTATGCAACCTTAGATGTATTAGAAAAGAATAAGAAAGGCCTCCTAAAGAGAGGTTCTAATCAAGAAGCCGCCCGTGTTCAATCACAAATAGATGACTTACTGAAGTTAAACAGATAGCATTATGGCTACAACAAAAAATACACATACAGGTAATGGTAGTTTAACTACCTTTGCCTTTACATTTCCCTATATCAAACAGAGCGATGTTAAGGTAAGTGTAGACAACGTAGATGTTGCTACATCCACTTACTCCTTCTCAGATGCTACTCATGTACAATTTAATACAGCCCCAGCTAATGCAGCTGCTATCTCTATTTATCGAGATACAGATGATAGTAATCTCGTTGCCACCTTCTACCCTGGCTCAGCTATTAGATCAGCTGACCTAAATGATAACTATACACAGAATTTATATACAACTCAAGAAAACACTAATGATTCTGCTGAGGCTCTAGATAACTCACGAGAACTAGCAGATGGTGTATATACTTCAGCTATATCAATTGCTAATACAGCTAAAACTACTGCTACCACAGCAGATACTAATGCTACTGCTGCTGTAAGTACTGCTAATACTGCATCAACTAATGCTAGTAATGCAGTTACTACAGCTAACACGGCTTCAACCAACGCTACTGCTGCTGTTAACACAGCTAACGCTGCAGACACTATTGCAGATAATGCTAAGTTAGCTACAGATAGACTAGTTGGTACTACATCTGATAGTGGTAGTACCTGGACTGTTGCTGGTAATAATACTAATGCAAGCACTGACCCTAAAGGATTGGGGTATGCAATTACAACAGCAGATTCAGCTGTAACTACTGCTAACACTGCATCTACAAACGCAACTACAGCACTAAATAACTCACGTGAATCTGATGGTTCAGGTGGTTATAACAGTGCTATTTCTATTGCTAACACAGCTAAGACCACAGCTAACCAAGCTGCTTCTGACGTTTCTGATGCTTTGCTTTACACTAGCGTAGCTAATAAAGCAGCTTTAGAAGCACTAACACCTTCAGAAGATGGTTATTACCAGGTTAATGATTCAACAGGTTTAGCTAATGCTACTTGGGGTAT